TCGTTAATGCCTCCTATCAGTCCATGTTGGACGTGTTGGTGGCGCGCACGATGCCGAGGTTCTTAAGCTCGTACACCTTCGACCAGTTGCCGACCGTTTCCAGCTGAGTGCGGGTTGGGTTGACGGTGGTCACGCCCCACTTCGCGCCGACGGGGTGGTAGCAGTAGTGCAGGTCGATCGACATGGCATCGCTCTTGGCGAGGATGTCCCTATCGGTCTCTGTCTGCATGGCGAGCTGCTCACCGCTAGCCACTGCTCCTTCGGTGAAGAAATAAGTGGCGTACTCGGTGGAGGAACCGCTGCCGGAGGTCTGGACGTCATCCGAGACAATGACGCGGAGACCCATGAAGGTCGGAACTGCAGGGCTGCCGAAGGCATTTGCAGTCGAACCCTGGGAAGCGCCGGTATCGGCTGCGCCAGTGTTGTCGTAGATGTAATCAATGGCGCGGCGCTCGACGAGGTCGTAATAGACCTTCGAGTGGATTGCCATTGCGGTGAGCTTGTCACCTTGGTCGCCCAGCTTGGCGCGGGCTTCTGCGACGTGGCGAGGGGAGAGCACGGTGGGGGTGTCACCGGACTCGCCGTCGATGGTCAGGTCAAAGAAAGCTGCGGAGCTGCTGGTGGAGCCCAGCGAACCGAACACGCCTGCGAGGCAGGAGAGCAGGTCCTTCTGACGCTGGTTGGCAACGTAGGCGGCAACCTTGGCGCCGATGGCAGCCATGGGGTCACTGCCAGCTGCAAGCGCGGCGAGATCCCGAGCCTCGAAAGCCCGACCACGGTGCAGGATCACGCCAACTTGCTTGTCGGCAGTGATCTTGCCAGGAGTCAGAGAAGTGCTGTCAGACAGAACTTCAAAGTCACCGGACAGGTTTGCCTTGTAGAAAGGCACGTTGATGAAGTCACCGCCCTCGGTGGCATTCAGCTCAGCCATCGGACGCACAACACCGCTTGCCAGGAAGGCATCGCGCTGGGTGGTCTGTTCGATGACGTACGGCGTAAATACCTCGGGAACGATGATGTCAGACCGAAGGGTCGCCATCGTTTAATTCCAAAAGTGTTTAACGGTGTTGGGCGTAACCCAAGTGGCTCCGCGTAGCTTTGCCTTGCTCCGATATTAACGGGCAGCTTGAGCCTTCAACCGCTCGTATAAGTCGCGGTCGGTTCTAAATAGGCGCGATTGTTCCGTCAGGTTGTAGCTTTCGGGCGCGAACGGGTTAGCCATACCGGCAGGAATCTCGCCGGAGCTGCGACCGATCGGGGCACCGCTGCCTTGTGGTTTGGGCTGCTTTTGCATCCAAGCGGGCAAGGTTTTCGCCCATTCGCTGATCGGAGTGCGCTCGTAACCCTTGACGACTACGACGGTTCCGTCGTCTTCGCGTTGGATCTGATCCTTGAGGATCTGAGTCCGCAAGATCATGTCGGGATCGTGCACCACATCCGCCAAAGCGGACACGGCTGGGCTCATGATCTCCAGTTCACGCACGCGCGTTTCTAGCTCGGTGATGCGCTCGTCTTTCTTGGCGATCGCCTCACGGAACTGCTGTTCGAGAGCCTGGCGAGCTTCGGTGTACTTGCCTTCGGCTTCGAGCTTGGTCTGCTCTGCCCGACGCTTGAACTCCTTCAGCTCTTGGTAGTCGTCGGGAACCTCGCCGATCAGCTCGTTCTTCTGGAGCTTGCCGATCAGTTCGTAGTTCTTCTTTTCGAGATTCTCAATGCTGCTTTTCAGCTTTGCGATCTCGTCGTTTGCCGAGTTGTCAACAGGCGTAACCTGCTGATCTTGCTCTTCTGCCATGAATAACCCGTAAGGTTAATTTCAGGCACACGGTATCACTACCGGCAAGGAGTCATTTCTTCTTGCGCTTTTTCGCAGTCTTCTCAGCCTGCTTGAAGTTCTTGGCAGTCGGTGCGCCCTTGCTGCCGGGTTTGCGCATTTTCTCGCCGCTGCCTGCTTTGATGCGCTTCCGCTTGGCGTGGATGTTGGCGTACAAGCCCTTCCGCTTGGCAGGCATGGTCTGACCGCTTTGCCGTCAGGTTACCGACGGGTATTTCGCTCTCAGCTCGGCGAGCGTCACTTCAGAGCCGTCTTGCTTCACGAATCTGCGGACGGCGTCGGTAGGTCCGTACTTCCTGGTGAGATGGTCGAAATACTTGGTCTTGCTGCCGAAGACCTTCACCTTCTGGTCTGGGTTGGCAACTAGCCACTCGCCGTATGTCTGCTGTTCCTCTAAGGCTTGCTGAGCGAAACCCTTGATCAAGGCAACGCGCTGCGACCTGCAGTTGAAATGCACCGGGGGGTGCGGACCTTCGCCCCATTTGTAGACCTTGCCGTCGAGAGCACGGCAGATCGGTGACGTCCTGCTGTCGAGCAGTGCCGTGTAGCGATACCTCGTGGTGATGTCTGAGTTCGCCAAGGCGACCTGCTCCATGGCAGCGTCTGCGACCTGCGTCACGCTGCTGCGGACAATCGCTCTGATCTGGTTGTTCGGCATCGCCGTGAGCTGACCGCCCTGCTGGATGATCTGCTGAGTGCTGCCTCTCTGCTCCCTGTTGAGCCTGCCCTTGATCCGGCGAGCGATCTTTTCACTCGACTCGCTTTGCATAAGCCCGACGCGAACTGCCTGACCGAAAGCCTCCGCCTGCTTGGTCGCCATGTTTTGAAATGCCTTGCGGACGATCTCGCCGTTGGGGAGAGTCAAGGTCACACCTTCAGGCAGTGCGACTCGTGGAGCAGCACGCCCGAGCTGACCAGGCAGCGGATCGCTCAGGTTGACCACGTTCGCTTGCGTAGGGTCGAAGCTGACGACCGCTTGCGCAAACTCAGGGCTGATCTCGACTGTGCGCACGATGCTCGTCGAGCCTGGCGGCAACATGCCCTGCAAGGTCGTCGCCATGAAGTCGGACTGGATCAGCGCCAGCCCTTGCAGCTCTTCGATCATCAGCTGCGTGCTCGCTCCTGACCAGGTCGCAAGCGATTCCTTGAGCTGCAGAAGAATCGCTCTGAGTCTTGCCGCCGTCTGAGTTTCGGGGTCAAGGATCGCCAGCCTTTCAGCCGCGTCCAAGATCACCTCGTTGTACGTCCTGATGACGCGCCGAGCTACGCCGTTGCTGTAGCGATTCAGGTCGATCGCGTTCCGGTAGAACTCGGCGTGCTGAGTCATACGTCTAGACCGAACTGATCGGCGTTTGCCGTGGTGATCACGGAAACGTCAGCACCAGCTTGGAGCGCGTTCTTGATGACCGTTTCGAGCACCGCCTCGATGTTGTCGATGCCGCTTTCGAGCTGTAGCTCGTCGATCGTGCATGCCCTGCCCTGCTGATACCAGGACACGCGAACGACGGCATAAGCCGGTTCGGCAAGAGCTTTCGTTGTGATGGTCAGCTGTTGCTTGCGCGGTTTAGACGCTCCCATGACATGCCTCCTGCCTTGCTCGGCATCATGCAGGAATTTGGTCAGCTGTCTCGGTCTCTTCGTATTCCTCTGGGATTGTCCGAGTAGCTCTGGGCTCTGCCGGTTGTTCCAGTTCGAGGAGCCCGCCTGCTTGGGTTGATTCGAGTTCTTCCTCGATGTCGAACTCGTCGCCCAGAACCTCGCCCTCGTAGAGCTGGTCGAGGAGAGTCCGCTGGCTGATGGTGCCTGCGGTGTAGAGCTGCAGCAGGGCTTGGATTTCCTGTGGCTCAAGGCGACTACCCAGGAAATCACGATTAACAAAGCTAGAACCGGCTTCCGGAATATTGAGAAAGTGGGAGTGGTGAGCAAGGCAGTTGTCGATCAGATCCTGCATGTTTTGAGCGATGACCATCATCGTGCTGTCGCCCTGACTCCGGTCAATCCGCTTCGATTCAGCGGTCTCGGCGCTCAGCTTCTGTCCAAGCACAGCGGACAAACCGAGTTCGTTGATCTGGCTGGCTAGCTGGTCAAGGCGCTTGAACTGCGCGTCGAAGGCGTTGCTCGGTGGAGCGATGTACTCAGCCCGTCCGTCGCTCGGGAAGCTGATCGCCTCACCCGGTCCGGCGCTGACCTCTTCTGCGGCTTGCGGGAAGCCATAGAAGGCAAGCATCGGCACTGCGGAAATGTGCAGCTGGTTGTCAAGGTCGGACTGGACCTGGTACGCCTTCAGGTTCAGCGAGGCGATGTCCTCTAGCGGCGGGCGTGACTCCATGAAGTTCACGCGGTTCGAGTAGGCGACGGCGAACGGGATGTGATCCATCGTCGTCGTGCCGCTCTCGACAACCTGGAACTGACCGTTCTGACCAGGGCGGTGGATCTCAAAAGCACCAGGCGTCAGGACGCGGACCTGCTCGACCTCTTTTTCGCCGTAGTCGCCGTCAGGAAGAACAACCTTTTCCAGCAAACGCAGCTGCACCAACTTCTGCGCGCCGTCCTCCAGTTCAGTCCTCCACCCCAAGATCTCCCTAGGGGTGTAGGTCACCCAATACGGACGACCCTGCTCACCAGCGGAGGGCGCATCCACCAGCACGCCGACGTGCCCGTAGCGCACCAGCTTGCGCGCGGTCTCGTAGGTCCAGACGTTCAGGTCATTGCCCTGCAGGTCAACGTCAAACAGCTGCTCACGCACGGCGTCGCTGACGTCGTTCAGGCGGACCGGCTTGCGGGTCAACATGCCAGCCAGCATCCGCTCAAGGCGCTGGTAATACGGGGCGCAAACGGAACGGCTCAGGCGGTTGTCGTAGGACTCGTCTAGCTCTCTCGGCTCTTGCGGCAGATACCTCCGGTGACGGCGGCGCATCTCATACGTTCCGCCGACGAGGTCTTCTATCAGTACCCAGTGAGGCTCCTGGTTATGCCATGCGCTGTTCGGATCGTTGACCTTGGCGACGCGTGCGGTCAGCTGGCGGTCGTAATGCTGGAAGCCGCTATACACGTCTCTAATGCCACAGGCTTAGCGGCATTGTAAGTAGCAGCCCTTAGTAGATCCTGATGCCTGTTGGCTTGCCGCTCTGCATATACATCGGGTTGAAGGCACCTAAGACGAGGTAACCGAGACCGTCGGTCCAGTGCTCAATCCCGGCTGATTTGTCGATCACATAATCGTCGGCGCCTTCTTTGTAGCAAACGTTTTTCAGCGCCTTGATTGTGTGTTTGCAGCGCGGATGAATGAACATCCGCAGTTGCCCGTCAGCAGTGCGGATCATCCAGTTCGTTGCGTTGATCTTGTCTTTTACTGCCCAGGGTGCTTTGGGGCTGATGCACTGGAAGCCGTAGCGGCGGATGATGTCGTGGTCGGTGCGCCCAGCCGCAGAAGTCTTGCGGGCGCTCCCTGTTGGATCTGGATACGCAATAAGCCGTCTGTCGGGGAACCGTTCTTTGAGGAGCTGGCAGACCTCATCGGTGTTCGACTGCTTGACGGCGAGTTCATCCCAGATGTGGATGGTATCGCCTACGCGGCTTGCGAGGACGCCCGCCATGATGCCGACGTTGAAGTCAGTGCCCCAGTAGATCTCGCCTCCGGTGTCCTTGACGTCTTCGGAGATGTTGTCGTCGCTGAAGTCTGGGTAGACGCGACCGGCGAGGGTCTCGAAGCTGGCGAGGTACTCCTGCCGGAAGGTGCGCTCGTCGAGGGTGCGGCGTGCTGCTTCGACTTCCTCGGCGGGCACGTTGCCGCCTTCGATCGTCGTGTAGGAAAAGGTGCGCCAGTCGTCTTCGGTCTGCGCCTGTTCCCAAAGGTCGTGAAACCAGTTCAGACCGGCGGGCGTCGTGATGAACCAGGCAGGACCGCCCTGGTCAGAGAGTGCAGGGCGTAGCACCATCTCCCAGGCTTCCTGCTTGACGTACGCCGCCTCGTCGACGATCAAGGTCGACAGGCTGACGCCACGGAGGGCATCGGGATTCTCAGCGCCTTTCAGCGCGATGATGCTGCCGTTCGCCAGTTCGACGCTCAGGTCGGACTCGTTGCGCTTGACGCAGATCTCGGGTGGCACCATCAGCTTGAGCTGTCGCCAGGCGATCTGCTTCGCCATGCGGTAGCTGGCGGTGACGTACCAGTTCAGGCTGTTGGGCTTCGCTGTTGCCCAGTTGATTAGCTGCGCAGTGGCGAGGTAGGTCTTGCCGAAGCGGCGCCCGCTGCAGAGCATTTTGAATCGCGCGTCAGCATCGAAGACTTCGCGCTGTGGTTCGGTGAGGCTGTCGTATAAACCAGAGCCGACAGATTTGATCGCCTGCTGCGCTTCGTCCGACGATTCAACGATCGGAGAGAGAACAGAACCGCGCGGAAGTGTGCTGAGGAAGCCCATCAGTCGAAGAGCTTGGCGATCTTCGCAGCGGTGTTGATGCAGCCGAGGGTGACGGCAAGGTTGCCGCCTTCCATGGACTTTTTATGGACGATGTTCAGCTGCGATAGGAGGACAGCTGCGTAAGCCTGCCGGTCAAGGTTCCAGTCCTCTTCCAGCTCCTTCATTGCGGCGGCGCGGTAGTCGTCTACCGAGCGTGGACTGAGCCCCCACTCTTGAGCACCGTATTGCAGGAGATCAGAGCGCGTCGCACCGTTGGCGATCATGCGAGCGAAGCGCATGGTGCGGAACTGCTTTTCAGCAGCTGTACAGCGCGTTTTGCCTGCCATAAATCAAGTTTATAGATCGCTACAAGTTGGCGAAGGAGTCTAGTGCGTACCAGACGTGAGAGTTTCGATAACCACCAGGGTGAGTGGGGACGATGGGGGTAACGCCGTGCATGTTGCGCCATGCGGGATAAACAAGCATCGAGCCGTCTACCTGGTTGAAGGTTGCGTTGTAGTCGGGAACGTGGAGGTTGCCACCAGTGCTGTTGCGGCGCTTAGTGATGATGATGTTGACGGCTCCTTTGACGTTGGCGTGGTCCTGGTGGATAGGAGCGGCGATGTTGCAGTTGGAGATGGTGGAGGAGAAGTATTTGGCGAAGCGCCATTTTTCTGGGACGCGCGCGGTGACTTTGTCGAGGTGGTGTTGAGCGACGGACGGCGCTAGTTCTTGGATGGTTGCGAACGCCATGGCTCCAGCGGCGTTCATCGCTTTGGCAAAGGTGCGTGCGCTGGTGACGGAGTGAACGGAGGAGCGTGAGGCGTAAGGGCGCCTCATGTGTGGCTTGGGAGGACAGGAGCCGAGGATGGTGCTGTACTGCTTGACCTCGGCTGCGGTGTTGTGCAGACCGGAGGATCGGCGCATTTCAGATTTTGGAACGCGCTTAGTGAGGATCTCGGCGTCAGCGATGTCGATGAGGTTTTTGAGCTGCGCAGGGAGTTCACGGATGAAGAGCCCGACCTCGGTCCCGTCAGGGTCGACGAGGATGCAATCGTCGTGAATGTTGGGCTCGATTTCCGGCGGTGGATCGCCGATGCCGAGCGAACGGGTGACGGGTTCGAGGACGAGCTTGGGCAGCGTCATTTCGCGAAACAGAAGACGTTGGTGCAGGCAGGGAACCAGCTGGGTTGCCAAACCGTTTCGCGCTGGTCGTTGTAGCAGATGCTCGACCAGGCAGCTTCAACGCGGTAGGAGCGTTTCTGGCGGTCGATGACGTGCCACAAGCGGACGAGCGAGGGGTCGATGTCGAAGGACCACTCGTAGACCAGTTTTTTGAAGGTGGCGCTGGTGTTTTCGAGGATCGGCATCTCAGCGCCCTCGATGTCCATTTTGCAAGCGTCGAAGGCTAGGGCTTCGGTGTCGAAGTTGAGGCAGGGCACCTTGATGCCCTTGTCGTTCCATTTTTTGACGATGGAGTTCCGCCAGACCTGACTGTTGTTGCCGATGTAGAGGACGACTTCTTTGCGGTCGTCGTGGACGAGGGCAGCTTGCTTGACGGTGGCTTTGAACCCGTTCAGGCGCAAGTTGCGCTTGATCATGTCGATGTTGAACGGGTCAGGCTCGTAGACCGTGACTTTGGCACCGAGGGAGCAGGCGAGGAGAGCGAAGGCTCCGACGTTGCCGCCGCAGTCCATCCACTTTTCACCGGGGAGGATTTTGAGCCCGCGTTTGAGGTAGGTCTTGCGACCGATGACTTCCTCGAAGGTTTTGAGATCGCTGAAGCCGGGGCGGTGATAGAACTTGATGCCGCCGATGGAGCCTTGCTGCAGCTTCATACGGACAGCGCCTCGATCAGCTTCATGCCGACGTAGTCACCGCGCTTGCGGGCAGCGTCGACGAGGGCTTTGGCTTCCTCGTAGTCCTCGGAGCGGAACTCGATCTGGATCGCCTTCATCACGCCTTCGGCAAGGTCGTTGGTGGGGTCGTCGAGATCGTCGAGCGCGGAGTAGTCGGGCTCTTCAGCGAAGGAAGGAATGTCGTCACCCCAGCCGAGGAGGCTGAGATCGAACCCGGCATCGCCGAGGGCTTGCAGCTCGGATTGGAGCAGGTCATCGTCCCAGCCGCTGTTGAGCGCTAGCTGGTTGTCGGCGATGACGTAGGCACGGCGCTGATCCTCGGAGAGGTGTGACAGCGTGATGGTTGGGACTGTTTTGAGCCCAACGATTTTTGCGGCTTCGAGGCGACCGTGACCGGCGATGACGTTGCAGTCGTCGTCGACGAGGATCGGGTTGGTGAAGCCGAACTCTTTCAGGGAGTTGACCAGGCGCTCAATTTGAACTGCTGAGTGAGTACGAGGATTGTTGTCGTAAGGAACGAGTTCGTCGATAGGTGTCTGATCAATGAACTCTGGAGCAACAACCATCGTCTTCAGTAAGTGCGGTGTTGTTTTAGCTGATTGATCTTTGGTTCGACAAGGTGATGTGAAGAGACGGTGCCGCAAATGTTGCCGATGCAGACGCGAACGCAACCATCAGGAAGGTTCTCCAAAGTCGGTTCGACCGAAGAGGCGGAGGACTCGATCAAATGGTTCAGGCGGTCTCTGGGGGTCATTGATCTGGCGGTAGAGGGCTAGTAGCTCTTCATCCCGCTGCTTTAGCAGCTTCTGAAGGTTCCTGGTCTTTGTCATAGATGGCGCAGACGACAGAGGCAACGATTGATTCGACGACGTGACGTGGAGCGGAGCCGTTGGCGGCTTTCAGAGCGCCTGTGACGGCGGCGTGGTACTTCCTGACGGTGAGTGCCGGGATCTGGGGCTGAGCGCCTGCTGAAGGGTCTCCTAGGGCGCGCAGACGCATGAGAGCAGAGCGCGAGAGGTTGAGTGATTTGGCTTGCTTGTCGAGGTGGTCGCGTTCTTCAGAGGTGAGCAGGACTTTGACTTCGGTTTTGGGCATCAGAACGGCAGGGGTTGTTCGGTAGAGGGTGACGGGAGATCGCGCGGGCTGACGACTTCGACCTTGGGTGCAGGTGCGATGTCGCGCATCAGGTTGCGGTATGCCTGGGGATTGATGTGACCTGGAGGAGCCTTGTCGAGATCTTCGACGGTGCAGCGTCCGGCGTCGATCATGCGACGGAGGATCTGACGTGCGCCTTCTTCAGTGGAAAGGCGGGTTAAGCGAGCGGTTGGCATCAGTCGAAAGCCTCTAAGCGTTTTTTCTCTTCTTCCGCCCAAGGGTGACGGATGAATCGTCCAAGACCTTGAGCGCCGGGCGCTCCTGGAACTGGCGGGCAGTAGGTGCAGTAGTAACCCTCTTTGTCGTACATGCCGATGGCGTGTTCGCTATGGACGGGGCTGTAGTGGAAGCGAACCTCGCCTAGCTCGGTCTCGCCAAACATCGCGGAGGTGGCGATGCGGTAGACGGCTTTAGGCGCGATCCGTTCTTTGTTGTCGAAGACGCAATGAACGCACTTACCTCGGTTTGCGTAGTCGTAGAGGGGGAGCATCAGAAGACGTAGGTCGCGTGGTTGATCGCCGTTTGACCTTCGGGTCTTTCTTCGACGGTGGCGTAACGCTCATCGCGCAGCCAACGGAAGCAATCGGGCAGGGGGCTGACGAACTCGTCACCAGCGGCGCGCTGGTGAGCGATCTCAGTTTCCAGTGCTTTGACCAGGGTCTCGTTGCTGTCGTGGGAAATCGTTTTTTTCCACTGAGCGAGCGCCTTCGGTTTGGACTGGCTGGTGGCGCGGATCGGAGCTGAGAGGTACAGCTTCCAGAACTGCTCGAACTCATCCGGACCCTTTGCTCTAGTCCTGCGTTTGGCAGGTGCTTGAGCTGCTGGAAGCTCGTCTTCCAGCTTTATAAGGGTTCTTGTTATGGGTTCTTGTTTATGGGTTCTTGTTTGTAGGTCGTTTTTGACCTGGGTGGTTAGGTCGTTATTGACCTGACCCCTAGGTCGTTTTTGACCAGGGTCGATTTCGACCTTAGGTCGTTTTCGACCTGGGTTCTCAAGGACGATGTGGAAGACAGCGGTGCGTCCGGGACGGCGTTCGACCTCCACCCAGCCGCCGGTTACGAGCTGACTGATCGAGCGTTGAACGACCTTGCGGGAAAGCCCCGAGCGTTCGGCGATGGTGGTCAGGGAGGCGTAGCAGCCCTTCGGTGAATTCCAGCCGAAGCGGTGCAGCCAGAGGAAGACAACGATGGCTTTGGGCTCGATGCCGGAGTCCATCAGGTTGTATGGGGCGACAGCGAAGCCACTCGCCTTAATGCGAGCTTTCATGTAGGATCAGCGGTATTGAGCATTGGGGTCGCCTTGTCCGGGGCGACCTTTTTTATTGGGCGGCGCGGGTTTCTTGTTCTAGCGCCTTCACCTGCTGGTAGATCAAATCGTTGATGAAAGCGCGGCGGCTGAGGTGAGCTGGGCGTAGCAGCTCGACACGTATGAGAAGCTCTGCGTTGATGCCGATGTTAGTGACTTTTTCGTTTGTCATGCGGTTAAATAGCGGTTCGGAACCGACCTATTATGCACCCTTCTGAGCAGCTGGCGCCCATCGAAGGGTTGGAGTTCTTTGAGGATATTCACCGCTATCGGTATCAGGGCAGGTGGCTGCCGTTCAGCGTTTCGCAGATCGCGAGCCCTCCGACGCCGGAGATGCAGCAGCGGTTCGACGAGACCCGTCATATCTGGGAGCCGCGCGGCAACCAGGTGCACGGATTTCTGGAGGCGTTCCTGAACAGCGGCGAGCTGGAGGAGACCGACTATCCGGAGTGGACAGAACCGCTCAGCGACTGCTGGCTCGTGAGAGACGGGCGCACGATCGCAACTGAGTATTCGGTGTGCGACCCGCGTAAAGGCGTCGGCGGCAGCTTCGACTTCCTGCTCGAAAGCTCCAACGGGAAGATCGTGCTCGGAGACCTGAAGACGGTCAACAGCGAGCCTGCAGTCAGCACCCGAAAGCCAGCGAAGGCGCAGCTCGGTGGGTACTTGGCGATGTTGATCGACATGCGACCTGACATCCGGGTCGACTGGTGCTACACCGTGGTCGCTGGTCCAGGGCGCTGCCGCCTGATTCAAAACGAGCCCGACGAGTGCTTGATGGCATGGGTCGACGCTTGGGACCGCTTCAAGGTGATTGCGAACGTCTTTTGAACTTCGTCGACTGGACCCAGATTTTTATCAAGCGCCCTGACTTGGCGCCGCCGGGTTACGCGGAGGCGGTGGAGGCTGGGCACCAGCGGAGCCAGCAGAGGTACGAGGAAAAGGGCAAGAAGCGCGCGAAGGGCTCCAAGGGCAAGCGCGGCAAATTCCCCGGCATGAAGCACGGGGCAATCTGAGGCAGTCAAAGGCAATTAAAGAAGGTCTGAGACAACCCTGAATAAGGTTGCTTTTCTACCGCTTATGGTCCATACTTCTGTGGTCGGCAAGCCCTCTTCACTCCGCCGCTACACCCATGAAAGACGTAACCAAAGGCACCCCCCGCACTCGACACGACGTTCAATACGAGGTCACCCTCAGCGCCGTCGAGCTTGACCTCATCTACGAACTGGCTCGTCAGGCTCGTAACGAATTGCCTGATCCCGACGACATTCCTGAAGCAGGCAGTTGGGCTTCCAACGTGATCGAGCTAGACAACAAGTTCACCACCTTCTTCCGCAAGCGCCGCTGATCATGGCTAGACCTCGTCGCCCACGGAACAACCCGACAGGTTCCGTACCCGAAGAACTTCTCTTCAAGGGCTACACCTGGGAAACCATGCGAGAGCGGTACTTCAAAAACCTCGGACGATTCGACGAGGCTCACGAAGCGCACCAGCTACGCCACCTTTACTCAAAGCGACTCTGGAAAGAGTGCGGCATTTCCATCGACCCTATCGACGTATGAAATCAGAAGCGATCCGCGACGCCGAATACGACGTCGACCGCCTCTTTTGTTTCGCAGACAACGAGGAACATCCCAGCACCTACTTAATCTTCCTGGTGCTGATTGGCGAGCTAGAGGCTGACTTCATCAGACCGCTCGGTCACTTGGAACTCAGCCTTCTCGCCAAAGCCCTTACGGCTTATTCCACATACCCGGTACATGTCCGGGAACTGATCGCAAAGCACCAACAGGAACTCTCGTGACCGCATTCCCTAAGTCCATCGAAGCACCGATCACCCGGTTCTTCCACGCTCCTACCCGCGACAACAAAGGCAAGAAAAACGGCGGCATGGTCGCCGTCCTGAAGTTCGACGAAAGCGAATGGAAGGGTGACGTTCTGGTCTTCGAGCCTGACGTTGACGGCGCCGAATGGTGGAGCCATGTCAGCCGTAACGCCGTGATCCGCGCGTCAGTGCGCGAGGTTGCCAAGAACAAAGAGGATCTGATCGCGTTTGCACTGCCTCTCAAGAATCAGCCCACCGCTACGCAAGAAATGGTCCGGGCGCGGATCGCCGAAGAATCTGAGGAGCAAGCCGAAGTGATCACCGAAGTCGACAAGCTCGAAGAGCAGCTGAAGGCTGACATTGAGAAAAAGCAAGCCACGGAGCTTCTCAAGTCCTACCTCCCACGGCTGCGCTATCTCGTCAAGAAAGGCGAATGGATGGACAAGCATGAGTCAGGTTTGCTGCTTGCTCAAAGCGCGCTTTGTGACGCTTATTTCGAGTGGTGCGAGGACCATTCGTCTGAAGCGGACGAGCGGTTTGTGCAGAAAACTCTTGATGCCGTCAAATACTTGTTGGACGTTCTTGCGCCACTGCGAAGCGCACACCTTCAATCCAATAACGATCCTGAAGGCACCCTTTCCGTTTCCTGCGCCCACGGGCACCATAAGACCGTTATCGACCTCAAGCACCTCTCATGAAGGGCGCCGCTCGGCTGATGCTCCAATACCTGCGCGGCATGGTCGCAGGTGAGCCCCGGTTGCAGCCTGTCTTGCGGATGCCTCTCTCAGACGAGGCTCGCGAGTACCTGCTGAATATGGAAGTCGAGTGGCAGGTGGCGCTGCTTGAGCACTGTCTTGAGCTGCCACCTGGCAAATACCCGCGCCAAAGGTGAGGCAGGTGGGGAGCTTGCCGGAGCAGTCCTCCCCTCACCGTCGCCTGCCGTCGGCGGACGCTTCGAGATTCCTCAATAGAATTTCGAGCCGTCAGTTTAATGACCTGGGGCATTGATAGGAGCCCGTCATTGCGTGGGGCTCCGTGCTGCTGCCTGTGTAGGGGTTGCCACTGGTCGGGCTAACTGGTGGGTTGCAACTTCCCAAGCACTGAAAGAGAGGTTCCCGTCGCGGACCAGCGTGGTGCCAGCGGTTCTAGTCAACCGTTCTACGGCGCTGAGTAAGCGGCAATTCATGTAAGTCCCCCAAACTTTTCGATCATGTCAAAAAAACACTTGTGGAAGCTCAAAAAACTCACGGGCTTCTGGTTCAACCCCAGGGCGACCGAGTATTTGCTGAGCATCCCGTCGCACCTAAAACCAGTCGACCCAGGGCTCAAGGAGATCATGGCTTTGGAGGCAAGAATTTACGTCCTAAGAGACGTGCTGGATTCCTTGCCTGAACTCTCGACTGAAATACCGAAAGACCCCTACCGAGAGGGGTTTAGAGATGGTCACAAAGACTTGAGGCGATGTGTTCTGCACCTGCTTGAAAAAACAAAAAAGGAGCTGGAAATCGCGCAGGTGACAAGGACGCAGCTTTTGAGGGCTAAATGAAGAGCAGCTTCATACGGTCAAGTAAGCGCACACCCTGTCCGATCTGCGGCAGGACGAAAGACGCTGATTGCAGCTGGACGACAGACCTGATCCTTTGCCACCAGAGCGACAGCAGCCAGAGCGCAGCGTCGATGCGAATTGGCGACACGGTCAAGGTCGACAACCGTGACTGGGCGCTGATCAGGCTCAACGCTGGCTTCAGCGGCAAGGCGGCAGTCTTCCGTCCTCACCAGGCTGGGGAAAAGTCGGTTTTGACTCACCAGCAGATGCAGTCTGTCGCGGTGGTGGAAGCCGTGAGCGAGGCGGAAAGCATCGAGGAACAGATGAAGCGGCTGATTCGGTCGATCGACAAAACCTTGTCGATGCCGTGCGTCGAGTTCATGCTCGACAGCGACATCAAGATCGAGCGCGATCTGGCGGAGGTTGCGTACGAGGAAAGCAAAGGGCTGCTGAAGTCGCTCACCAGGTTGAGCCGGACTGACTCTTACTTTGCGGCGCTGCTGGAGGAGTTCGAGGTGAAGATGCGACAGCTGAAGTACCAGCTGGATGATCTGACGCTGTACTGCGAGAACCCAGGGAAATACTGGGAGAACTTCCTGATTTAATCAAAAGAGGGTTGGAACAGGTTGCGTTCCTCCCGGTTATGGGTAATAATATGCTCACGGGCGAAGCCCGTCACACGACCCGTTCATCGCACAATGCTTCCTCTTCAACCTGTCGACTATCCCGAGCTTCCCGCTGAGCAACGCAAGCGGATGCTCCAGGATCTGCAAGACGACCTGACCGACTATCTCGGCGACGAGATGCTCGACAAGCTGCTCGACATGGCAGCCACGATCATCGAGCGCGAAGGCATCGACTCTCACTCCGATGAGGGCAGCGACCTCGCCATGGACATGGTCCAGCGCATCTGCGTCACCATCGCCTCCTGAACCACCGCCTTCTCACCATGCAAGACAAACTCGCCAACGTCGCCTGCTTCCTGATCGCCGCCGCAGCCTTCGCCTTTATCGGTCTTGAAGCCACCGCCCACCACGGCAGCACCCACAGCGGCACCCAGCCCTACGTCAAAGTCGCCCCGGAGTGCAACAAGTGACTACCGACATCACCACCGCCCAAGACCTGATCGACGCCCTGTTGCAGATCCGCGAAGAGCGCGCCGAACTCGAAGCTCGTGAGGCGTTCCTCAAAGAACAGCTCCAAGGAGCCATGGCACTAGGCGAACTCGACGAGCATCAAGCCGACGAGGGCACCTACCAGTTCAGCAACGCCAAGTACACCCGCTGCGAGCGCAGCAGCTACAAGCTCAGCAAGCAAGCTCGGAAGGCAATCGACGCCATTAAGGAGCAAGACATCGACGCTGGACTAGCCGAGCGCAGCGTGACAATCTACTGGCGCTTAGATAGCGCATTTTGAACGACTCCATCACTTTCGTTGTTCACGGCATCCCCGCGCCTCAGGGCTCCAAACGTCACATCGGGCGCGGGGTCATGGTCGAGTCGAGCAAGAAAGTGAAGCCGTGGCGGCAAGACGTTAAATACGCCGCCATCGACCAGAAGCCTGACGAGTGGGATATGGCATCGCCTGTTCACTTGTCTGTGGTCTTCAGGTTTCAAAGACCTAAATCGCACTTCAACAAAAGTGGTCTCCGCTCGTCCGCCCCCTCTGCCTGCACTTCAGCTACTCACGGCGACATTGAGAAACTCGTGAGAAGCACCAACGACGCGCTCACCGGAGTTCTTTTCGACGATGATCGTCAGGTCGTTTCGCTAAACGCTTCCAAGCGTTACTGCGAAGAGACAGAACTGCCAGGGGCAATCATCACAGTCACCACGTTCACCGCACAATGACCATCCCGAATCTTGCGGGCGTCATCAACAAAGACGACGTCTTCCGCAAGGGCACCGGCAATTACGCAGCTGATTACGTCAGCTGGGCACGGATTGCCAACCACCTGCACACCATGGCTTCCGGCTGGGAGTTCCACCTAAAACCTGCGCCTGATGGTGGGCACGTCTGGCAAGCACCCGACGGTTCCGCCTACCTCGTCAGCTATTTCACCGGACCTGAAGACCAGGCGACCCCGGACTTTGTCTACCCGGTCCAGGACAACCGCAACCAGCCTGTCAAGTTCGACAAGGTGAGCTGCCGCACCCTGACCGACAGCCACCGTCGCGCCCTGTGCGCCAACGCCGCCTTCACGTTTTCCCTCGGTTACGAGCTGTGGGCACGCGAGGAAATCGAAGAGGCAAAAGCTCAACCCGCGCCAGCTGCTGAACCTCGTCCCGAGCCCAAGCAAAAGGCGAAAACCTCGGCTAAACCGACTAAGCAAGCAGCTGACCTGGAACCAGGTGAGGTTCCCCTGAACCCGTCTGACCTGACCTCCATTCGCGGACTCCTGGCGAAGGAGACCACGCCCGTCAGGAACAAGATCATCAAAGAGTTCATGGCGGAATTCAGCGTGCCGGAAGGTGAGCTAATCACCTCCCACATCACGCTCCCCAAACACCTGCAGTTCATCCAGGAGCGTCTGACCCCTTGATGCCATGAACGACGAGATGATGCACGCCCAGATGGCGGCTCTTTACGCTCAGCAGCGAAACCAGATCAAGCCTTTGGCTAGTCATCTCGAAGATTTCCTCCCACCTGACCTGTGCGCCTCCGTCGAGCACTACGCGCAAGCGCGGAACTGCACAGCCAGACAAGCCCTGTCCAACATCGTTTCCAAATTCTTCGGACCATGCTTTCAATCACAGCCGTCGGCAACCTCGCAGCTGACCCCGAAATCCGCCAAGTAGGCAAGCTGGACGTCACTAACTTCACGGTGCTCGTCAACAAGCGCCGCAAAAACGAGGAGTATGTGACGCCTCTCCGCTGCGCCGTCTGGGGTGAGCGTTCAAAGAACGCAGCCGAGCTTCTGCAAAAGGGCATGCAGGTCACCATCGCCGGTCAGGCGCACCTGGAAACCTACGAAGCCAAGAACGGAGAGACTCGCGCCAACCTGGTCGTCGATGTCAACGAGTTCCGACTGCCTCCGAAGCCCAAGGTTGAATCCACCGAGATGCCGTTTTAAGGTCCGGGGGGCTTTGCCCCCTTTTTTATGGCTAGATGTCTGACTACTTACGCGACTACCTAAATCAGATCGGGAAAATCCCGCTCCTGACAGCCGCTGAAGAGATCGCGCTCGGCAACGCCATTCAGGCAATGATGCCTCTCTTGGATAAGCCAGAGCTGACCAAAGAAGAGGAACGCCTGATTCGAGTGGGCAAGAGGGCAAAGAAGCGGATGATTCAGGGCAACCTCCGCCTGGTCATCAGCGTCGCCAGCAAGTTCAGCAGGATGACGAATCGCCTTTCCATGCAAGACCTAGTGCAGGAAGGCAACATCGGTCTGATTCGCGCCGCAGAGATGTTCGATCCTGCGCGCGGCTACAAGTTCTCCACGTACGCCTACTGGTGGATCCGGCAAGGGATTATGCGTGCAACGCAAACCCAAGACCGAATGATCCGTCTCCCAAGCGGAGCGCCAGACGGCTTGCGCAAGGTCAAGTATTTCATGATCGACTATCAAAAAGAGCACGGCAAAATGCCCACCCTTGAGCAATGCGCCGAGCTGATCGGCGTTCAACCGGAGACGATGCGGAACTATCTGCAAGCCGCAGAAGATGCCGCCAGTCTCGACACCAAAGCTCGGACCAGGGACGACGACGGAAGCACCATCGTCGATCTGATCCAGAGCAATCAAGTCGACCCCGCCGAAGAGCTGGCTCACGAAACGGCGATCCTTGCCGTCAAGCGCGCCTTCGCGCAGATGAGCGAGAGCGAACGACGACTTCTGTCGTTGCGTTACGGGTTAGATGGCGAAGAGCCGTTGTCGAATCCGAAGATCGCCAATCGGATCGGCATCGGCAAAGAAGTGACAAGACAGCTTGTACACAAAGCCGAAGAACGGCTGCGCGACATTTTGGAGGACCGACCGCCGGGAAAGCGGCAGAAACAGAGACGCAGCTCCAGCTTGACCTGGGGTTGGAGCTAGACCATGGCAGCTAATCGGATGGGTCCGCCGTGCCCTAACTGCGGCAGCCTGGTAACCGACGTCAAATCGACCCACCGTTCAAAGGATGGCGATTTCGTCCGCCGCCGAGCTTGCCCTATCTGTGAGCATCGGTTTAACACCGTGCAACCACGAGAGGCGGTAGCTCACACCCGCTCTGTGCAATGGCAGCAAAAGAACGTGGCGACGATCTTCTGGCAAGACCTAGGCAACTTCTATGACTTCATGAAAAAGGCAATCCAATGAAACGCGAAACCCTGCACCTGCAAGGCGACATGACCGTCGAGACCGGCAAGGATTTCAACGGTCGCTTCTACATTTGCTACGCCCGTGGCGCCAGCGTCTTCGTGCGTGAGCACAAAGAGGTGCGGCAGTTCTTAAAGCTGCCGCCGAAGACTAGAAGCCGTGACGCGCTCGATTCATGGTTCGCCTCGCTATCTCTAGGAGACCAAGGACATAACCCAGAGCCCACAGGACCGGACCTAGGACTTTCAGAGCGAGTGAAAGCAGAAGGTTTCGGTCCTGAGTGCCATCTGGACGAGGCTGATCCGAACTATCAAACCCGAACTGTTGTCTGACGTGAGCGCAGGCAACAGGGTCAACGCCTTCGAGCGCCGATAGCTCTGCTTTCAGCTCTAGCTCGGTGATATGACGGACAGCTTGCTTGATCAGCTTTTGCTGGAAGGCGTTTTGTTTGGACAACGCCGCGCACATGTCGCGGACCTGCTCTTCGTCGCTAGAGGCAAGTATTGACCTTGCTTGCTGCTCGATGCGCAGCTCTTCCTCCATGGTTAGGTTGACTACCATCCAGTCCCCCCAAGTCATGTCGGAATGGCAGCATGATTTTCAAGATAGCTGCATGAATCCGCCAAAAATTGAAGAAATAGAAACGGAAGCTGGGAAGAGATACCGAGTTATCTATGCAGGCATGGTCAAAGACCATAAACAAGAGTGGCAAGCACACCGTCATTACAACGAGGCTTGCGAGGTCTACGGGCAGCAGTTAGGGCTGCGGCGTTGGCTGGATAAGTAACGGCGGGAAGGCGTCTACAAGGATCGCCCAGCCAGAACGCGGTCCTTCGACCATCCAACGGTGGAGAAAATCTTCACGGTCGTAAAACACTGAAGCGCCTTCGCCGCGTTTGAGGAGCTTGCCGCGTTCTATGTCGTGCTCGCCTCTTGGGTCGTGAACGATAAAGAACCGCTCGGTATAGCCGATGATCACTGCCCAGTGACCGAAGCCCTCGGCGGGGCGCCCGGTACTGATGTCGCCCTTGTGGAGCCAGCCAACAGCTACAGGTCGTCCGCTGTCGATCTCCGCTTCGATCAGGTCTTCTGAGCCGTCTCGTACGAACTCAGCTCGCAACCCGAGCTCTTCGATCGCAGACAGCTGAGCACCTACGTCGATGGTGTCGCCGTATTTCATGCGCACCTTGTCGTACTGCTCCTGCTTGGTAATCACGCCGTAATGGCTCGCGATCATCGCCATTGCAGACGTGAAGCACTTCCGGTATCCGTTATGCAGCTCGTATTGGCTGTAGTACGGCACCTTGAAGGGCACCAGCTTGCCGCCGCTCTTCCAGATCTCGAACCACTCCGCGTCATGCTCCAGCAGCTCCGGAGGCATGTCTTCTTGCAGCTTCTGAATCGCAGCCCGTTGATACGGGAGGTTCTCGAAGTACTGAAAGAACTGTTCGAGGCGGATCATGGTGGCGGCAAGCCAGTCCAAATACATCCGACTACTTGTCGAACAGCGCGCGTTCGAGCATGTCGCACAGCTGGTCGTCGATCTTGTTGTCGGTCTTGGAAACCCAAGCGCGGCAAAGATCGAGGATCAGCTTTTTGACCGCTTCCGATTGCATGAAAGCAAACAGGATCGGACGGATTAAAACAACCATCGCCGTACGGCAGTTGCGCGGAGTCTAGGTCTGCTTCACCGAGCCTTCAAGGCGAGCGATCTTCTGTTCAGCTGCGCTTAACCGAGAAAAAATCTCTACGCGCTCAGACCGGAGATCGTTGTGGAGGTCTTCGAGGCGGCTGTTGATTGCTTCTACGCTGGATGTCAGTCGTACCAATGAATCCCGGCGATCAGCTCCTCTCCGGAGTTGTGTGTTCATACCCAAGAACGCAGCCGAAATCGTTGCGCCTACGGCTGCCGCAGCAAGCTCGACCACGTTCCTCAAAAGCCTCTATCCATCATGGCGACCCCTGAAGAACAGACTCAAACTCCAGAGAAAGAAGGAGTCCACCTGGCTGATGTAGTGCGTCTGATGGTTCTCGGGTGGTCGGCAACACTCCTGACGGTGTCGTACCTGAACCTCTTCCCGAACATGAAGATGGACTCGACTTTTATCGCATCGCTGCTTACAGGAGCGATGGCGGGATTCGGGATAGAGCGGAAAACAGGCAACCAGACCAAGAAAGAGCCACCTACGATCAAAGAGACACCTGGCAAGGGAAAAGATGCGCAGGCTTCTGCCCCTAATAGTTCTGCTGGCAGCTAGCCCTGCACACGCAGACATCGTCCACAAAATTCAGTCCAGCGTTCAGCTGACCGTCGATGCCGCCGCAAGTGCAGCCACCCGAGTACCCACCGTCTACTCCGTCTCCGGATCAGGAGCTTCCACTACTGACGGAAGCAACGCTGGCGCTCTCGGCGGTTTTGGGGCTGTTAGTAACGGTGTCCCTTCTATCACCACCATCACTGCAACTCAAGCCAGTTCAGGAGATGCCTTCTCGTTCTCTACCAGCTACATAGAGGGCGACAGCACCAGCACAACTAGCACCACCGTCACTAGCGGCGTTGTCGGCAGCTTGCCGCTATTTGGCAACACGACAACTACTTCCGGTGGCGTTGCAGGCACCCTCGCAGGCACGATTGATTCAGCGCACGGCATGACCGTCACCGCTGGCGGCGCTGGTACTTCTGCCACCGGGCAGATGGTGACCGAGATCCGGATCGACTGATGCGCTGGCTGCTTCTGCTGCTGGTGCTGCAGGCACCCGCCGTAGCGATGCCGGTTGTGCCGAACTTCCGCACGGGCACGATGACTTCACGCACGGAGTCGACCACCCAGGTGACCGAGGTCATCAAGTCAATTGACTACGCCACCGGCTACACCTATTCAGCAAGCGGCTCAGGTGTCCAGCACTCGGGAAGTTCGATCCTTCCTGGTGCTGGTCCTGTCCAAACCCAAACGATTGACGGCGTCACATCCTCGTGGACTGGACTAGCTCTAGAAGACAAGCCAACCTGGTCGATGACTACGCCGGGTGCGTCATTCCAGTTCGTCGAAAGCTACAGCGGACCGGGGCTGCAAACAGTCACCGAGATCCAGCGGACAACCGTCGTCGAGTCAGTCACCGACACCACCTCGGTCTTTGGACCTTAGTCCTGCTGTTGCCGCTACCTAGCTACGGGCAAGCAAACGCAACGGCGAACCCAGTCGCGAACAGCAGCGGATCGGTCACGAACCAGGCGATCCAGATGCTGACGGGTCCGTATCCGACAAACGCCTACGGACCCTCCATCTCCTGCCAGGGTCCGACGTTCAACCTTTCGCCGTTCGTCACCACCAGCAAGTCATACGCCCTGCCGTACAGCTCCACGGTCAGGACACCGTATTACGATCCCACCGACGATGATGAAAACGGCGTACCGGACAACCCAGGAAATGTCCTGTACTACCAAGAGCTCCCGAGCGGTCAGAAAAACAACCACGCGCTTAACTTCGGCGTTAGCGCAACCCTAAGTTTCCCGCTCGATGGCGGGCTCCAGGAACGCTGTAAAGCCAGCGCCGACACCCATAACGCTCTGCAGCGGCAGATCCTCGCTAACAAGCGTTTGGACTTTGAGCTTTCGAGGCTCCGTCATTGCGGGGAGCTAGCTCAAAAGGGCATCGCCTTCCATCCCCAAAGCAAGTTCTATGTGATCTGCTCGGACGTGATTCTCAAGCCGAAGCCAGGGCAGGTGCTGCCCCACGTCCACAAGATCAAGGTTTCAGCGCCCGCCGTAGAGCCATCAAAGCGCGGTTCCGATCCCGCTGCGCCAGCACACGCTCACGAACCGACTCCACCTTCACGGGCTGTCCCCTTAACTGTGAAACCTTTTTCACGGTCTTCTTCACCGTAGGTTTGATCAGCTTCAGGATCAGGTCAGCCAGCGGTTTCGCAACCAACGCTGAAGTTGCCGCCACCAGGGCGATCGTCGTTGTCGTGACGACGGCTCCGACGGGGGGCAATCCGTCGATGGCTTGCTCGATGAAGGGTTTTTCAGGCTCTGTAGTTTCTGTTTTTTGAGCTGACGGCGGATCCGCTCTAGGTATTCGCGGGATTGTCGGACGGTCAGAGGTTTCTGGTTCATCGTCTTCGTCGTTTTGCGATGGCGCACTCTGCTCGAAAACCTTGATCTCACTTGGGGTGAAATCCATTGGGACAAATGAAGGCATCTGTCCCTCAGGGCAAAAGGCGCCAGTCCGTGCAGGATCGTCCTGCAGCAAGCTCGGGTTGAGGTTGGCGTCTGGGTGAACTACGGCGCAGCCTGGTAGCTCAACGATCGGAAAACCTAGTTCGAGCGTGACAGGGGGCGCAACCGGCAGAGCTCTAATCTCTGGTACGCGTGTGATCGCTGGAACCTGTACAGGTTGGATGGTGACTGACCTGATTTCAGGCATCCTTCCAGCAACTCACAAATCAGATCAGGCAGGTAGTCGGCGTCGTATCCATACAACCCGCTCTTGGCGTCGTACCAGAGACCTTCCTTATTCATGGTTTGGCAAGGGGGAGGGCAGGTCCAGTCTGCGTAGGCAACTGCTTAACCACGCCGTTGATCTTGTCGTCGACTTTGCCGCTCAGCTCAGCTTCGATCGCGCTGGTGACTTGAGCCGTAATGCGCTTGATGGCTGCGCGCTGTACAGACTCCATCTGCAAAAACGAGATGACCAGGGCTGCGGTCATCGACCCCGACAACAGGAACGCGGTCACGGCGAGCGCGTTAATGATCCTTTGCACGGAGTAGCTCCTGCTCTTTGCTGTACGCCTCGACTGTATAGAAATCGAGCAAATCCTGCACAGCAGGAATCAGCCAACGATCGACACGTCGGCAGTGCTCCCAGTTCTCAGGTCGAGTGATGCACGGGACGACGACTACCCGCACGAGGCTAAACAGGTAGCGATGGCTGATTACTAGTTGGTGATACCAGCGCAACCACCAGCACTCGCGGTATGACGGGCAAAAAAAGACCCGCCGAAGCGGGTCTGTTGTTTGGTGTGATGCAGTCAGTATGCCGTCAAAAGGAATACTTCGCACCGACTTTGCTGCCGTAGCCGTTGACGTCATCAAAAGCGCCGGAAAGCTCGCCGTAGACGCTGAGCTTGTCAGTCGCCTTCACCGAGCCACCGATTTTCGCGGTAAGGATGGTCTCGCCGTCAACGCCGTTGGGTTGGACGTAGGTAGGACCACCTTGGAGGTAGAAGCTGGCAACGTCATTGCCGCTCTCATAACCCAGGTGGAGGTCAGTGGCAGAGCCAGAAAAGCTGCTGCCAGCCCAGCCAGCATTGTTTTCGACGTTGACGTAAGGACCAGCCATAGCAGGTGCAGCCAGGGCGATACAAGCGATGGCAGCAGATGCGGTTTTGATCATGGGATTAAATAACCGTCCCAGAATCCTACCGAGCGATCTTGGTAGTCAGTTACAAGAGTGTCTTCCCAAAACAAAACCCCTTCCGGTTGGCGCGGAAAGGGTCTTGCTGCACACCCATGCGAGTTCAGCTTAGTAGCTTTCTGGTGGATGGGAAAGGGGTCCGCTATCGAATGGATCCTTTCCGCCTTTCGAGATGATTACGGCTCTGACGTAGTAGTGGTTGTCAGTTTTCCCCGCTTTCTCTAGCTGCTCTTTGATCTTCAGCCAGTTGTCGCGGGTTCGCTGATCCACCTATCTGCCCTGCCCGCGATACCTCTTTTTATTGTGGCGAGGACGTGAATGTTGTCCAGCGCCCTGTCGAGTGCGCTTCGGCTTGCCAGGGCGGTGCTCAACACGCCCTAGCGCGGTTTTCGATTTGACAGCCATTAGCCGCCCATATTCAGCAGAAGTTGCGCGCTGATCCTAGTGCTGCTTTCGACGTAATACACCAGCACGTCAACCTTGCCGCTAGTGCTAGTTGCGGTCGGTGCGGTGCCGCCAGCGAACTTCCAGTAGGAGCCAAAGGCGACCGTATAAGCGCCGTTGTAGGTGATCGCAATAGCGCCGCTCTGTCCAGCCGTCAGGTTGGAAGGGTTGGCGATGGTGGTGTTAGTCGAAAGGCTGATTGAGAAGTTGTTTGAGTTGTTGAAGTTCGGCGTGATGGTCGAAGCACTGCTTAGTGCGTCAACCTGACCGCGACATGCGGCGTTAAAGGTCAGGATGCCGGTAGCAGTGTCGTTGGCGTTGGACCTAAGCAGACCGGCATAGTCTGACGAACCAGAAATAGTGCCAGTGACGTTAATGGCATAGGTCCCGCTAAGCCGTGCAGATGGAACCGTGCCAGAGCTGAGATTGCTCGCGTTCAGGCTGCTCAGACTTGCACCGCTACCGCTGAACGTGCCAGCAGAAAGCACGTTGCTAGACGGGTTGTAGGTAAGGCTTGAATCCTCGTTAAGACGCTTGAAAGCGGCGGTTGTGTTATCGACAAAAGTCAGATAACGGGTTGCATTGGTCGAGTCGTCATTTTCAACGTAGGACTCAACAGTAATGTTTGCCGAACCGTTGAAGCTGACACCGTTGATGGTGCGGGCTGTTTGAAGCGTGGTTGCTGTTGCCGCGTTACCTGTGCAGCTGGCAGAACTTCCGCTGGTGTTCTGGTTGCCGGTGGTGTTGACCCCAGGCAAGTTGATGTTTGCAGAACCGTTGAACGAAACACCGCCAATGGTGCGAGCCGTTTGTAGAACGGTTGCGCTGGCAGCGTTGCCGCTGGTGTTTTGGTTCCCAGCAGTGTTGACGCCAGGGAGGTTGATGTTTGCCGAGCCGTTAAACGACACGCCGCCAATCGTCCTGGCGGTTTGCAGCACAGTTGCGCTAGCCGCGTTGCCAGTACAGCTGGCGGAGCTGCCGGTCACGCTGATGCCGTAAGAGCCCGATAGCCTTCCCGAAGGAACGGTGCCGGTGCTCAGGTTGCTGGCGTTAGAGCCGACCTCAACAACGCTGCCACCATCTGTCTTGGTGAAAACGCCGCCGTCACTGGTGTTGACCAGCAGCTCAGCGGTCTGGCTGAAGTTGCCCGCAGCGGGGTTACTGGTCCCCCGCTTATGCCGAATAACGTTCGCCATTGGTCACCTCAGAACGTGCCGCCATCAAAGGTGATCCCGTCAATGGAACCGCCAGTGATGCTCACGCTGTCAGAGTCTTGCGTTGCGATGGTGCCTAAGCCCAGGTTGGTCCGTGCGCCAGAAGCAGAGGTCGCTCCAGTGCCACCGTCACCAACTGCCAGGGTGCCGGTGATGCTTGAGGCGGCAAGGTCAACAGCAAGCTCAGTGCTTTCAATGACTAAGCCGCCGTTGGCTTTCAGGTCAACCGAAAACTCGGTGCCGGTCAGATCGAGACCATCACCAGCGGTGTAAGTGGTGTTGGTGTCGGTTGCAGCGATCGTGATGCTGCCAGTGCCGTTGGTGATGCTGATGTTCGAACCAGCAGTCAACGTCGCCTTGGTCAGCGTGTTGCCGGTGGTGTTGCCGATCAGCAACTGACCGTTGGTGAAGCTGGTTTGACCGGTGCCGCCCTTGTTGACTGCAATGGTGCTTGCAGACCAGGTGCCGGAAGTCAGGGTGCCGACGCTGGTCAGGCTGGATCCAGTAACGCCCGATCCGAGGGTGCTGCCGCTCAGGACAGAGGTCCCGGCAATCTTGAACTCTTTGCCAGAGGCGAGGTCGATGTGCTCGCTGGAAGTCCAGCTATCAGTCGAATCGACCCAGTTGAAGGTTTTGTCGGTGGTGCCCTTAAGGGTGATGCCACCGCCATCTGCCGAAGCATCGCTCGGGCTGGCAGTAGAGCCCAGCTCGATGTTCTTGTCGTCCACCGAAACGGTGGTTGAGTTCACAGTGGTGGTCGTGCCATCTACCGTGAGATCCCCGCTCACCGTCAGGTTGTTGCTGAAGGTGGTGTTGCCGCTCAGGGTTGCACCGCTCAGGTCAACCGTTCCGGTGAACGTTTTGTTGCCGGAGATAGTTTGTGCGGTGGTCAGCGTGGTGAAGGCACCAGAGCCACCAATGGCTAAAACGGTAGTCGCTGTACCTCCAGCGCCTCCCGTCCCTTCGCCGTAATAAAGAGTGTCGTCCTGCTCGTTGAAAGCAAGTTCGGCGTTCGCCAGCGATGACGGAGCCCCAGCAGCTCCACCCGCAGCGCGGCGTTTGATGCGAAGGGTGTTTGCCATGGCTTAAAAATTGCCCCCGTCAGTGAGCGTGTCGGTTGTCCAGGTTGCATCAGCCCTGAAGCTGGTTGTACCTGAGTCGTAGTAGATGATGCTCCCATCCACTTTATCGGTGTCGGTAAGCGTGAAAGCTCCGACTGGACCCTGCGGACCCTGTGTAGCGATCTCGACGGTATTAGTCCGACCGCTTGTTTGAACGGTGACTGAGTTACGGCTCATCGCGTGTACCCCTGGTCAACGAAAATAACGCCCTCCAAGTAATACTCTTTCAATCCGTTCGGATCTGTGAGCAACACGTCATACCGCAGCTCATCGGGGAAATCGTCTGTGTCTTCATCAGACAAAGACAAAGTGACCTTCCCGTTGGCTCGATCGGTGTAAGCGACGGTGAAGTCGGCGTACTTGGTAGAGCGCGCCTCGTTCCACACCTGAGAGGCGACGGTCCAACTTGTCAGATTGATTGCGTCCCCGTTGCTGTCCTTGAAAATCAGGACAAGCTCGTGATCCGCAGCCCTCTGGACAGTGAAGTTGTAGATACCGGGCTGGACTGCCATAGCTCACCTCCCAGCCCAGTTTAAGGAGTCAGTCCAAGGGCTCTGGGAAAGGCGTGATGAATGGCTCGGTGTTAGCCACCATTTCGCCAGCGTCGTTTAACACCTGAGCAGGGTTGGTCAGCAGTGCAACCAGTTCCTCGGTGGTAGTGCAAGCGTTGATCTCACCTTCGCGGGTGCCGCTGATGGTGCGGACAGACTCGCGGTAAGCCAGCACATCTGCCGGAATTGCAGCGTCGGTTTCAGCCTTGCGGGTGACGTACCAATCAGATCCAGCGAGAAGAGTTTCCGCAATTTCCTTCTGCTTCCTGACCCATACGGTCTTCAACCCGTAGTTGATGACTTGCTCGCCGTCATCGTCCAGGATTGCATCGCCGTTTTCATCAACAGCAGGCTCATCCTCAAGGCGCTTGGGCAGATCGTGATCCCAGTAGAAGCGAGTATCAACTGGAGCGGGATCTGCTTCCCAAGTAATGCCAATCGCTTCCTTTTCTTCCTCGCTGGCAAGGCGCAGCCAGTTGGAAGGGTATTGAGTGCCGTTGGCATCGGTGAAAGGTCGCCCAACGCGAAGAGGCTGACCGTTGATTAGGAATCCCATGATCAGATGGTAGTGGTGAAAAATGCCCGTTTCATAGGTCAGCGGGCTGTAGCGGGCGAAACACCTTCCCCGCCGAATGGATTTTCAGCAAATGCGGCAAATATAAATTGGTTTCCGTTTGTGTTGTAATCCGACCAGCTATCGCGGACCTTAAATCCATTGGACAAACCATCTATCCATCCGGTAGCTCCAATAGATGCAAATGCTGACTCCGACCTAGTATCTTCAGCGCAGACAATGTTCTCTTGACGGTTGTAAGGGTTGCGGGTTGTATCTTGGATAATCCATTTGCCAGCATTAGTAGCAGACTTCATCATTACCCAAGCCGGTCTAAACCCGCAATACACAAACGGACCATCGCTTGACCCGTTGCCGATGTAGCTGCCGAACTTGCTGTAGCCTTCGACTTCGGCAAAGCAGTAGGCGATGAAGTCCTCGCCGTTGGCATTAGTCGCCTCCGCACCAGAGCCGCCTCCAATACTAAAAACGGTACTTGTCGCAGCAGTAGAGTTGAAATAGCGGTAGTTGGTGCTGATCTGATAAGTCTGGTTCAACACCATGTACTGGTCGTTGGATCCCGTGAGGATGTCCTCGACATATACGATCCAGTCGATAGAACGGTCTCGGTTCTTGACCATGATCCACTTAGGGGCAACACCAAGCCCGTGCCCAACAGTGGAATTTGATCCGTTGCCGGTATAACTAACAATCGAAAAACCAGCCGAGGGGTTGGCGCTTACTGTGCTTGTGATGCTGCCAGAGGTGTTGCTTGAGGTGCCGTTTGCTGCAAGCCAAGACCATCCAACATAAGTATCGCCGTTGCCTGCCCACTCACTTGTAGACGTACCACCAGTTGTGAATTGAGCAACAGTAAAACCGTCGCTATCAAACGAACGGAACCAGTCGTTTCCTGAGTTGGTGTTCTCGGCGTTAGCTAGGTTGCTCTGTAGGTATCTAAAGGAACCCCGCACAGAGTCTTGCAGCTTGTGATCAGCCGTCCTGGATCTAGCTTTTACCCAAACAAGATCCGGCTGGAATCCAACCCCAGTAACCGCAACAGGACTGCCAGTACCAGTCCAGAGTGATGTATTGAAATAAGCCGACCCATCGGCAATGTCCGGCGCGGGGAGGTTCGACGTGTTCAGCGCATTGAAACCCGTGGGCGGGGTGTAGGCAAAGGCGCGTTGTCCGAAGTTCCAAGTAAGATATTCAGCGCTAAAATAACCGGAACCAGCAGGATAATGCGGGTAACTAGTATTGACTGCGGCACTAAGCGTCACCTGCAACGTGCCGTTTTTGTAATATGAAATGTTGCCGGTTGACGCATCAAAAGCCACCCCGACCACATCGCCATTGGCTACGGTCCAGGCAGTTGTGGTAGAGCTTGATCCATAGATATAGGTGCTATTTGAGTTATTTGTATTCACAAAGACACCGTTGTTTTTAGTGTCAGTCCAGCTTGTGTAGTTTGCACGATTAACGTCCGCACGTTGTACGCCAAAAACCCAGTCCGAAGAGGCAATCTGATTGCTTGGGGTTACTTCCCAGTACCACTTACCGGTTCCAGCCGGAATTGCAATTGTAGTTGGCAAAGTAGTATTGCCATTGCCGTTGTGGTATAAGTTGCCCTCTGAAAGATTGCTGATTGTTCCGCTTAATCCGCTAATGTTGGTCAGCGGGTTAATGGTTGCAAAGTTCGTCGTCGGCGTGTCGCTCATCACGTCCGTACCAGTGCCGGAGGTGGTGAAGCCAGAAGCGGTCAAGTTATTGCCATTGCCGCTGTGGTCGTGACCGACGCCGTTGGTGGCAGAGGGGTCGAACTTTAGGTAAAAGCCGCTGGTGCCGTGGGAGCCGGTGTAAGCGATGGGACGCCAGACACCGTTGTCGTCGAACTCTCCAAAGTCAGTGACATCTACGCTTCCACTTCCAACCCAATGGAACTCGGCTAAATAAAACTGCGAGTAGTAGGTGCCATTGGTGTCCCGACCAATATAAAGCGTGTTAGTGACTGAGCTGATCGAGAACGAGTGAGTCCCTACAAGGACTCCATTGAGATAGAAACTTGTCGAGCTTGAGCTATTAAACTTAAGAAGAACGTGATACCAGGCAGATAGGTCGTTGTTTGTTCTACCATCAAACGATTCATCCCCAGCTCCTGAACTGTTCGGTCTGTAATACCATTTGGATGAAGTGTTTCTGTTGAACGTGAACGAATTAGCTATCTGGAAGATTGGTTCGTAGACCGCGGCAAAGGGGTCGTTAAAGTGCCTGTTGAACTTCACCCAGAAGCTGACTCCGCCTGCAGTTAGCGAGGAGACGCTTGCACGACTTAAGTAGGAACTCCCATCAAACCGCAAGCTCTGGTCGAGCTCATACGTCGGGACACCGCCCGCAGCCAACAGCAGATTTGCACCCCCAGGAATACCCATGGCTCAGCTGAAGTTGGCGAAGGAAACTGCTTGGATGCTAGTCGTAGTGCGAACGACGTAGGCAATCAAATCAATAGATGAAGCGGCGGTCGTAAGCGTCGGTGCCGTGCCACCTGGGAAATCCCAGTAGCTGCCGTAACTCAAAGTGCGGCTACCGGTGCCGTCCTGCGAAACGAAAATAACGCCAGATTGACCGGCAACAATGTTGGTCGGGTTAGCAAGCGTGCGGTTGCCGCCTAGCGTCACGCTGAAATTGTTTGAAGCGGAGAAATCAGGCGTAATAGTTGCGCCGTCGGTTAGTGCTGTAATGGCGCCGCGCTGTGCTGCGGTAAAGGTCTGAGCCCGCTCCAGCAAGGTCATGGTGCCGGTGGCGTCCGGCATTGTGATGGTGCGGTCAGCCGTGGGGTCTGTTACAGCGAGCGTGGTTTCGTTGGCGTCAGCGGTAGCGCCTTCAAAAACCAGCGAACCGCCAGTCCCTAACGTCACCGCTCCAGTAAACGTTCCGCCAGCCAAGGGCATGTAAGTGGAGCTGGCTGAACTGGTGGTCAGCAGACCAAGGTTGGCAGTGCTGTAATCGCCAACGGTGACCCAACCCGAGTTCGCAGCATTGCGAATCTTGAGCAAGGTGTTATTGGTATCCACCCACCACATGAAAGCGAAAGTGGTGGCGGGCTCAGTGCTGCTGCTGTTATTGCTTACGATCGCGTCAAGGACATTATTTATGTCTCCACGTACGGCAGAGCCAGAGCCGTTCGCAATGTCGTAGTCATGCGTCGCCACAGCCGCTTCCCGGTCGTTTGCTCTACTTTACCCAGCCTTGCCGTAGCCAGTCGCTGACCAGTTGAAGTTACGGTCGATGGCTGTGTCGCTGCTGTTGTAGAAGGTGACGGTGAAACCCGTGCGACTGATGCTCGAAAGCACAAAGTAGTCGCCGCTTGCCATGTTCAACGCGGTGATGCCGATTGTCGGCAAGGCTGTGTTGCTGCCCAAGAGCGCGGCAGTGCCAGAAAAAAACGCATTGCCGAATGTGATCGACTTTGCTCCGGCTCCGCTTGCGACCGCAGAAGTGCTCTGCTCCGTTCTGCGTTGGAACTCGGCAACGTAGCCAAGTTCGTCGACCTTGATGTTCTGGGCAGTGTCTTCCGAAGTCAGTTCCGCTTTGAACTGGAACGCCCGTGCTTTGAAGGTGCCATTCGCAAATTCTGCATAATCCGTCCAGGTCGGGCTCGCGCCATCGGGGTCGTCATCGGTTCTTCGCACGAGAAGTTTGGCGTTCACCTTGTCAACGGTGGCACCGTCCCAGTCGTCCCAGTCATCAACCTGTTCTCCCCTGCTGTCGATCGCGTCGCTTGGGAAGAAACCGCGCGTGACGAAATGGCGTTTCAGGTCCAGCGAGTAAACCGCCTCTAGGTCTAAAACGCTGGTGAACGTATAGGAGCCCGATTCCTCAATGTTGCCGAAGGTGTCGAAGCTGACCATGGCGTCAACGTCCGTCACGTCGTCGAACTCAGCGTCGCCGTCAAGGATCAGCGCGTCAAAGCCTGAGCTGTAAAGGGTGTCTACCTTGCTGCCCTGGAATGGCGGTGAATCCTGGTCTTCCCTGCGATCCTCAACCAGCAGCTTGCCCAAGGTGTCAGGCAAGTCGATGATGATGCTCGTTTCACTTGCGCTGAGCCTGCCTCCGTCATCGGCAAACTTGACCAGCACCTCGCCTTCAAGCAGCGGGATCTTGGCACTGGTGGCGGAACCAGCAACAGCAGGAACCAGGTCAACGCTGTCGCCCCAGCTGCCGCTGCCGTCGGTTTTGCTGCTGTGGCGAATGTAGACCTTGCCGCCGTTTTTAACGTCAAGGTCAACGGTTTCATCCCATTTCAGGGTGCCTTCCTTGTCGCTTGTCGCTTCAAAGGTGAGGTTCTGGACATTGCCAGGGACAGCAGTTTTGCCGATCGCGTTGAAGCTCAGGCTGGCAAACTCAGACGATTGCCTGCCGAGTGAGTTGATGCTGTAGACCTCGATCGTGTAAGTAGCTGCACGAGTGTCGAGAATCTCGTAGTCAGGTTTCGTGACGACGGCTGTCTCCCAGTTGTCGTCATCAGCGCGATAACGCACCTTGTATTGCGGAACGCCTTTAACCGCAGACCAGCTGACAACGATCTTGACCCGAGCTTTGTCGTTGCTGGCGTAAAACTTTTCCTCAGCCTTTGGAGTCCCTGGTGGAGACGGGATCGGGTTGAGGTTCGTGATCGTGCGGGTCGAAAGATTGAAGCCGCGTTCGACGTGGTCGTATTTGGCGCTGTTGTAGGTGAGACCCGAGATCTCGTACATGTGGTAGTCGGTCTCTTTGACACCGAGCACCCGGAAGGTTTGGGTTTGTAGCGAATCGGTCTGGATCACCCAAACCGAATTGACTTGCGGCTGAGTTGACCAGTCCTCGTCGACCGTGATCAGAACACCTGTCCGACTGATGATGTTTTTTGTTTCGACGGACCCATCGGGCAAAAGGACCGAAATTGTTGCATCATCATCCGGGAGGTTTGTCGCATCATCGACAGAAACACTCCTCGTCCCAGCGCCCGCGATCCTGCCGCCGTAGCGGATGCCTGCCCGCACAGGGTCTTGGACTTCGATGATGCTGCCGGGGCGCAGCAAGGTGCCAGCCTCAAGGGAAGCGGTAAAGCTGATCGCCTCCGTCTCCTGCTGTTCGGTATAGAGAATCCACTGCCCAAGGCGATTTGCCTGACCGCGTGAAGTGCAAGCAAACGCCTTCACCTCGGTAGCGACCCATCCGTATTTCTCGATGGCGTCACGGTCCTCGACGACCTCGTAGTTCTGCTCCCTGGTCTCAAGGTCCAGGTAGCTGACGACAGCGACCGTATGGCGGGTTTTCAGGTCAGACCCCGAATAGGTGAAGCCAGGATCGACGACGTTTGCCCTGGTGAACAGGTACGTCGGGTCCTTGGGTTTGTCCTGGCTTAGATCAAGGGTGCCGTTCGCCCAATACGGCTGACAGCGCATCACGCTGCACAGGTCGTTGATCAGCTTGTACGCCTCGTACTGGTTTTGAATCAGGGCGTTGCAGGCGAATCGCGCCTCTTTAGTGCCATCACCTAGCCCAGCGTCGACAAGCTCGTTGGAGTATTGGCTGGCGGAATAGAACGCGAACTTATCGAGCTGCGCTTCTGCGATGTGGTCCCCGAATCCGTACCTCTTAGAAATCAAGAGGTCATAGAGGATCCACGCTGGGCATGTGGTCCATTGCGCTGCGCCGAAGGTGCCGGTCCAGGTGCCGCTGTAGGTGATCCTGCCGGTGGCTTGATCAACGGTGGCATTGTTGGGGATTTTGACCTTGATCCCACGAATGCGATAAGACCGGCTCGGGATCGAACTGAACTGCTCCGCCTGGAAACGCAGACCGACCAGGGCGCTGTTTGGATAGCGCAGCTTCTGGTAGATCAGTTCGGTGTACGCCGAGAACTGCGTCGGGTTGACGTTTTGATCAGTGGAGTCACCCGAGATCCTGCGGACGCGAATGTCTACCGGGAAAGCGCCATCAAGCTCAATAACGTAATCGCGTTCGTATTTGTCAGCAGTTCGACCGCTGATCGTGGCGTTTTTAACTTCGGTGAAACCGCCACCGTTGTACTGGACGTCGATTCCGATGTTGACTGATGTGCCGAGGATGTCGCCCTCGTTGGTTGACCTCTCAAGGCGCGGTACGGCGATACTTACACGAACAGCGTCAACGTTCGTGTCTGTGATCTGTCGGGTGATCGGAATACCGTTTTTTAGTTCGGTGCCAACTTGTTTGACGTCTTCGGTTACGTCGAAACCAGGGATGTACGACTGGGAGTTTGTGCCGTAGCGAGGGGTGACCGTAACGCCTTTGAAGTTGTAGTCGCTGTCCTGGAGGCTGGTTACATCCGCACCAGAGCGCAGAACCGGGGTATTGGTCAGAAAAACGTCTTTCAGAAGGGCTTTGTTGTAATTATCTGTGCCACGGGCGTAGTCGCGTGCCGAGGGGAACCCTTCGATCTCGCCTTCGCTGACGAGATCAAGGATGTTGCCGAAAGCCGTGGAGCTGAGGTTGTCAGCTGTTCGGGTAGGAGTTCTAGCCGGAGCGGGCGCACTGTTCTGCTGAACAATCGTTTGCTGAATTACTTGCTGACCGCCGCCGCCACCGCCGCCAGCACCAATGATCTGACGTTTCTGCTTGTCAGGTTTGGTCATTTGTCGTCAACGTCGAGACCGGCGGAGATGGTCACGGAGCCCACCACAGTCTCACCGTAGGCAATAGGTACGGGCGTCGCCTGCCTGCTTGTGTTTTGGATGCCGCTAAAGCTGTAGGAGTCTGCGCCTTGCGGATCAAGCTGCGAACCTTCGGTGGTCTTGATCGGTGCAAAAGAAGTCGCCGGACCAAGGCTGCCGATCTGCGGAGTAGGGCTTAACAGCTGCGAAACGCCACCAAGGATTAGGGCAGTACCAACGCCCAGAGCCGCCACGCTTCCAAGCGCAGCACCAGCACCAACACCGTAGCTTCCCAGCACACCAGCCCAAGCACCAGCGCCGAAGCTGACGAACGAAACAGCGACTAGCGCGACGCCTGCAATGATCTTGCCCAGCGTGCTCCAAAATCCTGCGCCAGCCACCACCGGGATGATCTGGATGCAACCGGAAACGGGGTTGTTGACTTCCTCTAAATCCGACTCGTAGCTATCAACGACAACCTTGTAATGCCAATCCGCCATGTGGCGTTCCAGCCCAGGGAAGTTGGCGATCAGCATCCGAATTGCTTCGCCTGCGCTGCTGACCTCGGCAAAGAAACGGCGTTTGCCGATGAACTTAGCCAGCGGTCCGTAAAGGCGTATCTCCTTTTCCATACCGCAGCACCCTTCCGACGCATTTTAGGAGCCACTCACCTAGCAGATCCCTGCTCGATAAGCGCCCGCGCAAGTGATGCAGCAGGTAGTCGTCACCTAGGTAGACGCCAACGTGGTTGAGCTTGTTTGACTCGATCGCCATCAAAAGCGCGTCGCCTGGTTCTATCTCTTCAAGCGGCACCTCGTAGAAGCCAGCCTCTTCCCAGCAGCCGTCAAACATTGGGTTGGCATTGAACTCGTCGATGCTTGCTGGTCTGTCCCAATCAGGAAGTTCGACGCCCTGCTCGCCGTACCAGTCGCGAACCAAAGTCCAGCAATCGGTTACGCCCCATACCCAACTCCTGCCGATCAACGGTGCTTTATAGCCTTCAGGCTCGCAGCTGCCCCATTTCTCGGTTTTTGGGTTGACGATGTACCAGGGAAGCCCTGACTTTTCACAAGCGATCCGGTCGGCATCGCTAGGTTCAGGTGGCGTTACCGGATGGCTGTGGATGACTGCTACGACTTCACCCTCGTCCTCAGCGGCGGCGTAATCGACTGGATCCAGGATGAAGAACTCGTTGGAATCAGCGAGGTTTTTACATGGTTTGTACCGTTCCCGCCCTTTGACGATGAGCAGTAAACCGCACGCTTCACGCGGGTCTTCCTGTTTTGCATGAGCAAGGGCTTTCGCTTTTGCCGTTGCCTTCATGAGGTGAACGCGCCGATGCCTGGGAATCCACCGAAGGGTAGTTCAGCGCTTTCACCAAAGCGAACCTGGCAACTGTTCAGGCGTTTGCCGCATTTGTCGTCAGATGAGTCGGTGACTTTTTTGTCGTTCTCGTCGAAATAGGTGGTACCGCTGTACCCACACTCCGAACCTTTGTAGATCCATGGGCAGAGGTTTTGATTGCACTGACGCTTGGGCGCTCGTACGCCCATTAGGTCGAATGTTGCTGCCAGCTCGAACTCGACCAGATCGCGGTTCTCGGTGACTTTCCGTGCGACGTAGTAAATCTCGTCTGGGAATTTGCTGGTGGTGTCTGCTGTCCCAAATGGGTTGCCACCGGAATCGTCTGGGAAGTTGGCGTCATCAAGGAAACGCAGCAAGGTGCGAATCCTGGTGACCTTTGCTCCGGTCAGGTCATTGCCTGGTGTCGTCTGGTTGGCGCTCAGCAAGATCGAAGTGATCGTGCCCAACACGTTTGACACCCGCATGGTCGGGCGCGGCAGCGCCGAGCTGTCTGCGTTGTAGTCGAACCCCTCAACCTCGATCGGGTATTTCGTGTAGGTGTTGCCAGCCCAGATGATGTCCCCGTTGCTGTTGTAAGGGTTCACGCCCGCGTGAAAGCGGTAGGTGAAATCAGCACCGTGCAGGTCATTCGTTAGCTGGACCTCAAACAGCTCGATGACGCTGCTCGGGTTGACCTTCTGCAGTTCAGATGTAGGGACTGCCATCAGGGCTCAAATACCTGGCGGAAGGTGGCGGTGATTGTGGCGCGATTCAGGTATGGAATCGACTTGCTCCACTCAGCGCAAACCCACTTGTAAGACGTTGTTTCGTCGAGCGGAGTCCAGTCAAAGCTGGCGGCATCGTTTGCCCGAGCGTTAAGGAACGACTCGATCGTGTCGGCGTCGGTTTCGCTGACTTCAAAAGTCAGGTCCCACATTTTCGGATTCATCTGGCTGGGGATGCCGTAGGTGATCCGCTGTTCGTAGCCATCACCGAAGCTGACGGTGTGAACCTTGGGGCGGCTTGACTTGCTAGCGCCGTAGGTCGGAGTGATCGAAGGGAAGGTAGCCATTAGCTGAGGAGTCCTCCAGGGCGCTTCTGACGGATCAGTTCTTGGCGCACAGCGACGCCGATTGCTTCACCGAGCCTACGGTTGTCGTTGCCTTCGCCTTCAGTTTGCATCCCGCCGTTGCCGCTGACGTTGACGACGATGTTGGCGTTCATCATTCCGCCACCGGAGGGAACGTACATTTCCGGACCCCTTTCCCCGACCATGTAGTTGGAGCCAGCAGAAACTGGACCGCCATTTGCTCGTGGCATGGCGTGCCCAAAGTTGCGCCCGCCGATCATGTAATTCATGAACTCTTGGCGGCGACCACCAAAGTTTCCGACTCCAGCCATCGCAGCCAAGAACAACGGGTTCATCGGCATGAATTTGCCGCCCAAATTGATCATGTGGTTCGGGACGATCTCACCGCTGCGACCAGGGCGGAAGTATTCGGGACCGTTTTCTCCGACGATGTAACCCTTGCCTGGACGAGTTCGACCGCCTCTTGCCATGAAGCCGCCGAACCCACCCAATCCTTTGAGTGAGCCCATGCCGGTCAAGGCTTTGCCAGCACCATCTCCGTAGCCGATCCCCGCTCCTAGAGAAGAGGTTCCGACTCCGAGCCCAGTGCCTGACTTAGCCAGCGCTCCTGCACCGCTGAGGGCAGCTCCAGCTCCACCAGTGAAGGCGCTGGTGATCAAGCCGATCAGACCTTCAGCAGCAGCTTTGATGGCGATCTTGCCGAGGCTGTCGATGATGCTGCCCGCCATGCTGCGGAAAGCGTCAGCCGCCGACTTCGTGCCTTTGAAGACCTCCAAAAACATCTGACTGAAGCTGTCAGTCGTGATGCCGATCATGTCGTTCAGACCAGCCAGCGGGTCTTTAGTTGCGGCAAACTCCATCAGCGCCATTGCGCTTTCAGTGTGAGCTTGTGCTGCTTTCCTTTGGGCTTCGCCTTGGCGATCAAGCACCTCTCCAAGCTCTTTGCCCTCTTGTATTTCCACCAGCATCAACTCAGCCGAGCGTGCTGTTGCTGCGTTTTTAAGCAGCGTGGAATCGGTAACGCCTTTGATCATCTCGTTGTATGTGCGCTCAGCCTCTAGGCGAGCAACAGATGCCTCAGCCCTGACCCTTTCCAGCTCGTCTTGCTGGGTTTCAATTTTCAGGCGGTTTTGAGCATTGAAGAGATAGTCGCTGATCGCCTTTGTCCGCCTTTGAAGCGCAGCCGCTGATTTTTTGTCCTGTTCACCTCCTCCTTTGCTTGTCGGTAGAGGCTGTTTTGGCAGAGCGGGAAGACTAGAGGTTGCTCCTGCTTCAAGAGCCGCTTTTTGCTGCGCGTCGAAATTGAACATGAAGTTCTTTTCGACTTGCGCCCTGAAATCCCGAGCCTCTTGCGAGAACATTCCTGCAACGCCAAAGCGCTGGCGAGTCAGCTGTTGCGCTTGTGCTTTTGCTTGAAACTCCGCCTGCGCTCTTTTGCCTCCGTTTTGAAGGTCATTGATACGCCTGGCGAGACCGGCAATGTATTTGAAGATTTGAGCCGCTACACCCCCAACAAAACGGAGAGCAGGCGCTAGCTCACGGATCGTGTTTGCAAGTTCGGTAAAAGCATCCGTCAACTCCGGCATCGCGTCCTTGGTCACAGCCGCTTGCACGTCTTCGACTGCGTTCTGGAAATTCTTGATTGCTTGCGCCGGACCCCCCATCGCCTCCTTCAACTTGTCAGCGCCTTCTTTCTCAATACGCTTCAGCGCCCTGATGACTGTTGCGCTGCTGATCTTGCCCTGCGCTCCAAGGTCCTTAAGCTCACCGACTGCAACGCCCATTTCTTTGGCGATTGCAATGCCGATCAGCGGTGCCTGCTCAAGCACCGAATTCAGTTCTTGCCCTCGCAAAAATCCGCTGCCGAGAGCTTGGCTCAACTGCAGGAACGCACCGGCAGATTCTCCAGCTGTCGCACCTGCCAACTTGGCGGCAGTGTTAAATCCGACAAAGGTGCTCTCAATGTCAGCCAAACCAATTCCTACAGGTCGTAAGCGTGCGTAGATCTTGGCGAGCCCTTGATTTGCCTCTGTCTGGCTAAGTCCGAACGTTTTAGCAGCTCTTGCCGCAGCCTGCTGGACATGAGCAATCTCTCCGAACTCTCTGGAAAGCAACCGGAGCTTTCGCTCAGACTCGATCCGCTCGATGCCTGCCTGGACTGTCTTAAAAGCAGCGAACCCAACGACAACCTTTGCGACAGCACCACGCAACCCGCCCATGCGACGACCAAGGCGCTGTGCGTTCGACTCCAGGTCACGAATGGCTTTGATGCCTGTGTGACCCATGCGCTCATAAGCCGCCGCAACCTTTTTGGCTGCTTGCTGATTTAGCTGGAACGCTCTATTTAGCTTTCTGCTTGCCGCATCTACTTTGCGAAGCGGACCCAGCGCCTTGGTGGCATTAACGATCAGTTCAACTGTCGAGCGTGCCACTACCGCATCCGATCAATAGCCCAATGCTACCGCCGACGATTCTGGGCACGCTCCATCTCTTTCTTCTCTCTATCTCCTTTCAACTCAAAATACGCCGCGTAGTAAATCAGCTCTGCATCAGTCAGCTCGTTGCGCAGACGGCTGACTGTCATCCCTAGCTCGCAGGACAGGAAGAACTCGAAGTTGAGCCAGTTGTCCTGCGCTAGTCGTTTTTTGCCCCCTCAAGGTCGATGTCGTCTCCCATCCCGAACATGAACAGCTCAAGCTCGTTCAGGACAGACTCAGGCAGCATCCGTTGCAGCTTTTCCCGGTCAGCCGCTGCGAAGGCTTTGGTGCCGTCCTGCCACTCTGCTTTGTGGCAGAGCATCTGCGTGGCAAGATCTAGCCCTTCATCAGTGCCAGCAAGAGCCGAAACCTTTTTGCGGTCAGCCCTGGTGATGGCGGGGAAATACAGATCCCAGCTTTTGCCGCTGGGGTGCTTAAGTACAAACTTGCGACGCTGGTTGAGGTCAAACGCCTCAACCAGTTCGTCTACAAGGCGTTTCGATGCAGGCATCAAGGCTTATTAAATCGCCCTGATGTTACACCTCATCACTCAAGGTTGGAAGTGATGGTGCCGCTGGTGATGAAGTTGCAGCTGACGACTACAAGTTCGCCAACAGTGGAGCTGATCTCCATGTCGGTGATGATGCCGCCAAAAGCAACCGAGTCGGTGCCAGTGCTGCTGCCGGTGGTGAACAGCTCAAAGGAAGCGTCAGCGGCGTCGCCGGTCTTGATGACGTCTTCGATGAAGCTGGCTTGACCAGTCGCATCAGGGTCGTAGACCAGCTCGACGGTGCCGGAGCCAGACACCATGCTGCCAACGAACTGGCGGAAGGTGTTGCCGTGGACGGTGGTGTCCAGGGTCTCTTTGGTAACGGTCAGGCTCCAGCTGCGAGTACCGACAACAGCAGCAAGGCTGCCTGCGCCGGTTTCAAATTGAACAGAGCCAGACTCGCCTCGAATAGTTGCCATGGGTCAGAGTTCCTCGATGGATTCAAAGGTCACACGGACCTGGGTTTGAAAGTAGCCCTCGGGAGCTGGCGAGCCAAGAACCTCTGGACCGATGGGAGCGTCGAAGAAAACCCCCGACACGTTGACCCTATTGTAAAGATCCCGGATTCTCTTCCCGATCACATAGTTGGCACCAGGACCGATGCCAGCTGCGGTGAAGATGTTGATCGTGACGAGCCCGACGATGCGGTTAAAGGCGTCGGACGTTGTGCCGTGGCTCAGATACTCGTTGCTGCCAAAGCTGGTCAAGCACTGCACAAAACTTTTGCCTGGAGTCGGCTCGTACGCCATGTTGTGAAACACGACGGGGATCTTGGGCGAGTTAGACATCTCGACCGCCAAACGATCCTCGATCGTTGCCCGGACTGCGTTTAGGTCAGCTGCTGCCATCAGTCCCTACCCAGGATGTTCCTGTATTCCTTCACAACGTAGCTTTCAAGCTCTTTGCCGATCAGGTCAGGGAAGCCGGGCTGGGTCGGCGGCGTGAACTTGGAGCGGTACACGCCACCCCAAGACGGCGGAAGGTTAGTGCCGTAGCAGACCGCTTCGGCGTACTCCAGGGGGTTATAGACGCGCCCTTCGAGTTTCTTGCTGACGTCGACCAGCCAGAACTTCTTTAGGTCACCGCTGTCATACGGTGTACCGATTGGAGGGTTGCGCCTTTTCAGCCTTGCCTGCCATTCGAGCGTGGTGCTGCGGACTAGCTCCGCCAGCTGGTCTTCCACAAGATCCGCCAGCTGGTCCAGCCTGATCTCACGTCCACGCATCGCTATGCCCTCAAAAGCAGCTCGTAAGAAATTGCGGTGTTGTCCTGTTCGATCGTGCTTACCCGAACGATCTCGTGAGCAACGCTGCTGATCACGATCCGGTCGGTAGTCGTCGGCGCGGTAGTGACAGCAGAAGCCGCAATGATCAGCTTCTTGTCGCCTGCCTGCACCAGTTCGTTGACTTCGCGGAGGTTCACGTCATACAGCACACCTTTGATGGCGGTGTCTGAGTTGCTCAGATTGATCGTGCCGTCTTCGGTGTTGTAGGTGCCAGCGGTGAGGATCCGCACAGTCACATCGCCGCCGAGCTTGCTGACGACTTTGTTCGCAACCTTGCGTAGCCCGCTGGAGAGTGCCATTAGATCTTGTAGGCGATGCAGGCGCCGTTCTGAAGCGTGATGCTGGTGAAGACGCCGATCAAGTGGAAGCCAGACGGGATCGACTCACCGTTCAGGCTGTTGCCGGTGTAGTTCTCAGACACCAACGTGTCGATCGTGGTGTTCTCGTAGAAGTCGATGTGTTTGAAACGCCCGGTATGCGCTGCGGTGTCAGTGATCACTTCGGCTCCGACCGTGTAGTCGACCTCAGAGCCACCGCCAAATCCTTTTGACATGATCAGAGCTTGTAGGCGACGACAGTGCCGCTAGTCAGGGTGATGCTGGTGAAGACGCCGTACATCTCGCAGCTCGCCTTCAGCGGGATAGCGGACAGCGTGTTGCCGGTGTAGTCGTCTGCACTCAGGCTGGCGATTACCGAATCCTCAAGGGCAACGATCTTCCCGAAGCGACCAGCGTGAGCGGCAGTGTCGTCAACGAACTCAGCGCCGGGGTAGGCGTAACCCATGGTCAGCTCCGTTTGATCGAGACGTTGCCTGGTCCACTGATTCTAAGTCCGGTGAAATAACGCTCGATAATCGGAGGGATCCGATCAGCGCCGGTTGCGCCGTACTGGTTAGGCGTGACTTCGAGGTTGCCGATCTTGACGCTCTTGTAGTCCTCCAGACCGCTCAGACCGAGACCGTCTTTGTTGTTGTTCAGGTAGACCGCGAGGATCGCCTGCGCTTTCTTGACCTGATCCGGGATCTCGGTGTCTGTGAAATAATCCGTCGTAATGCGGAAAGGAAATCCAACAGCGTAAGTATTGATGTAGGTATCGGGCTTTCTGACTCCGGTGCGCGGCCACTGGAGAGACTGCGTATCAGTCGCACGAGCACCTAAAAAGCGTTCACGGTCAATGCGCTGCGCTGCCGTGTAGAGCGCGCGGTTCTTCTGGTCGTCAGTTGCCGAAGCCCAGGCAGTCACATCATCGTCTTGGACCAGACCGTCGATGATGTCGTTCGCGTCACTCAGCGTCAGGTAGCTGTTTGCGCTTGCGCCCCCTGCTGTTGCGTCGATCGTGATTGCCATCGGGCTTCTCGGAAGATTGCTTAGTGGCTTGCTTCACAGGAGTAGAGGCTGCCGCCGTAGCAGCAGCCTCCCGTGCCTGTGCTCGCCTAAAAGCGAACAACCCCATGATCAGGAGGCAGCAGCCTTGATCACGGCATAGTTCAGCACCAGAGCTTCACCAGCAGTGGAGCCCACGTTGCTCAGGGTCACATCGAAGGAACCTGCAGCGACGGCGCTGATGCTCACGATGTAGGTGCCGGTGGAAGCACCAGATTGCAGCGAGATCGCCACAACATCGGTAGCAGCAACCTTGTCGTTGGTGACAGTGAAGGTGACTTCAGCTGCACCAGCAAGGCTTGCGTCAGAGGTGGTGATCTGACCAGCTGCCTGGTTCAGAGTCACGCCGGTCGACTTATCGGTCGCCTGGGTCACGGCACCACCAGAGGTGTAGCCGAGAGCTTTGCCAGCGCCGATCTCAAAAAGGGATGCCATCGTTAATGCCTCCTATCAGTCCATGTTGGACGTGTTGGTGGCGCGCACGATGCCGAGGTTCTTAAGCTCGTACACCTTCGACC